CTGCACGGCGTGCGGAGTCCGCGTCAACGTTGGGCGCTCCACGTGGCGGTAGGCTCGCTGCGCATGAGGAGGAACCGGCCATGAAGCTTCACAACACACAACTGTCGCCTGAGGACGACAAGCGGCTGTGGGTCGAGACGCGGCTGGGCAAGCTCCCGCGTCGTGGCCGGACCCGACAAGTGCTGGCCGACAGGAAGGCACGCAGACTAAGGCTTGAGGCGCAGTACGACAGGCTGACGAGGCACGAGCCGCCCGACGTCTACCGCTACGGCCACCGTCTGGACGAGCGGGCGTCGATTTTGTTCGCAAGATAAGACAGGAAAGGGAGGACACACGCAATGTACTACACGACCACGACGATGCTAGCATTTGTGCTGACGCTGGCGACGATTTACGCAGTGCGCCATCCGGGGCCATCGACACGACCTGTGCCGCGACCACCGATTCACTACTGCGTCAACTGCTAAGGTCTTCTCTGCGCGGAGAGGCGGAGGGAGGTAGTGATAGGTTTTCCAGTAATCAGAAGGACGTGGGCCGGACACGACAAACCTTCTGTCCTATCGCCAGCCTCCTTCCGTTAACGCGGCAGGCCGGTCTCAAGCCCGGTCAATCAAAACCGTGTTAAGGAGCACCACCATGGCAAAACCGAAAGAGCAAGGGGCGCAGGCTTCTGCGCAGGCGGCCAGCTTCACAGTCAGCATGACGCAGGACAAGGTCACGAAAGGCGCAGTCCGGTACGCGGAGGACCACGCAAACGAGACCGAAGCGGACAAGATCGGCCAGCTGTACGTAAAAAAATCCGCTTTCGCGGCGGGGGCACCGAACCAAATCCGCGTGACGGTGGAAGGACTATAGGCCAGTGCTCACATTCGGGCAGCGCTGTGCAGCGTCGTTCGCCCGGTGGCTGTGGAGGGTAAGCGTTTTCGCCCTCCTCAGCTACATCTTTTGGGCAATCGGTCTTGAAATGCTTGCAAGATTGGCAAGGTGACCAACCGTGACCGACTTTTCAACCTTGACAGTTGACGACAACTGTGATACACTCATGATTGACAACAGGCGCGTACGCGAAATCCCGATAAGGCTACTAGAACCGGGAGAGCGGTTCCAGCTGGTGCTCTCGACGGGCAGACGCTATCCGGGAACGCTGATACGCAAGGGACCCGGAACGGTAGCAGTGGTGCTCGACCACGCGGAGAAGGAACGCAGTTTTACGACGCGGGAAGGGCAGGAAATACGGCTGGTGCAATCAGGTGGCGTGCAGTACTGGTCACCCGGTTCACCAGTGGTACGGCTGGACGAGGACCGACGCGACGTCACGCGCTGGACGACGAAGGGCGGGACGGGCGTAGGGCCGAATCCAGAAAGACAAGACGAAGAGGAGACAAGCGCCATGACAGAACGTACAGCCGGATTGCCCCTTGGGGGCGCGGCAAAGACCAAGACGGACAAAAAGAAAGCAGGCAAGGCGGCCAAGGCCAAGGTGGCCAAGGCACCGAAGACGCTCAACGACTGCCTTGACGGGTGCGGCGAGAAAGTGACGGGCCGCTTCCGGCAGGGGCACGACGCCCGCTACTACAGCATGCTCAAGAAAGTGAAGGCAGGCGAAATGACGTTCAATCAGCTGCCGCGCCTAATGCAGCAGATGCTCAAGGACAAACAGGGCGCATTGAGGGCCTTGGCCGCGTCCAAACACTAAGCCAACCGCTAATCAAGCGTAGTTGACAGCTTGGCAATCCCCATAGTAGACTATTAGCCCGGTGGGACACGCAGCGCCAGCCCACCGGGCTAATTTGTGTAGTACTAGTACCGGCACCGGAAAAGAAAAAATCTGGGTAACCCGGAATACGGGGTTAACCGTTAACGGTCTACAAGGGGGCAGGACCCAATGGACGGACGCAGCAACGGCGGCAGGCACCACACGCAGCCACGCGACAGAGAGGGACAGTTTCAGGGCGAGGGCGAGAGGCTGGAGTACCCGATAGGGTGCAAAATCTCGTCCAGTGAACTGCGGATGTACGCAATTCTGTTCGATCAGCACAGAAAACAGTTTGGGTGGCAGACGCACAGCGACATGTACAGGACGCTGCTGCGCGAGAGCATACACAGCGTGAAGCTGAGGATAAAGAATCCGACACGCGACATGATAACGCTGATGGAGCAGGCAGACGAGCGGGACCGGATAGTAAGCGAGTCGTCGCGCCACCGACAGCTTGAGGACATATTCCAAGGTCTGGACGAGAGCATCGGGGTGCTGACGCGGGCCGGGGACCTTGGCGGGGTACGCGACCTTCTAGGCGAGTTCCAGTTACGAACGACACGGATAACGGACAAGGCAATCAAGTACAGACGCGAGATGGAATTTGACACGCGGTGGGGTAGGCTGTGGAAAGAGCTGAACCGGGGCGCACGACTGCCGATAGACGAGACAGATTGACACGTCGTCAATCCCAGTGGTATACTGACACTCTATGCACACGACTAATGCGCTGCCCGCACCAAATCTCATCGGCCTGCCGGAAAAGTTCGATGTGTGGCGCAAGGGACAGGCTGAAGCCGTCCTGCGGGTGTTGGACACGGACAAGCGCTTCATCGTTCTCGGAATGCCGACAGGATTCGGGAAAAGCTTGGCCTACATGACGGCGGGCGTGCTGGGGGACCCGACAGTGTTCCTGACCAGCACGAAAGGGCTGCAGTCGCAGCTGGTGGAAGACTTCAGCGATAGCGGGCTTGTTGACATCCGGGGCATGAGCAACTATCCGTGCAAGGAGGCGAATGATGGGCTTTTTACCAGAACTAAAGAACTCGTTTCTTGTGACGAAGGACCTTGTCTGGCCGGATGGAAGTGTCCTTACGCTGAAGCAGGATGTAGTTACTTTGATACAAGGCGGACCGCAGCCTCATCGCCTCTTACAGTTACTAACTACTCCTATTGGCTCGCCGTTAACGGCAATGAGCGGGAGAGAGGCGGACCTCCTCTTGGGCAGCGAGGCCGCCTTGTTCTTGATGAGGCTCACGCGGCTATTGACGAGCTTGGAGGATACCTCGCTATTGAAGTTGGATTTTGGGAAATTGAAGGAGTACTTGGAAGAGGCTGGCCAACAGGCAGCACGTCCTCTATAGAGGAATGGCGAACATGGGCAGGAACTCTAGCACAAGAATGCGGACGCAAGATCGAGCAGTTGAGCAGCGAGATACGGATGGGAGTGTCGAACAACCGGAAGGGACTCAGCAGGTTCCGAGAATTGAAAGACCTCAACAGGAGACTGGAAGGAATAGCGCAGGTGAAAGGCGAGTGGGTAAACGAAGAAGCAAGAGACAGACGCGGAAGGCGGGTGGTGAGATTCGACCCTGTGTGGCCGGGGGCGTACGCGGAGGCTGCCCTATTCCTCAATGTACCGAAGGTTGTACTTACCTCCGCAACTATCCGGCCTAAGACACTTGAATTGCTAGGAGTCAAAAATGAAGACTATGAGTTCATCGAGTATCCAAGCAGCTTCCCTGTTTCTAATCGGGCTGTTGTGTGGGTTCCTACTGTGCGGGTACGCTATGACATGGACCCCGGCTCTGCCCGACAGTGGGTCGCCAAAATCGACGCCATCATTAGACAACGACTCGACAGGAAAGGCATCATCCACACCGTCTCGTACAGCCGCCGCGACTACATCCTTAGATACTCCGAATACAGTTCTCGAATGCTTTGCCATGACGCCGGTGGACTACAAGAAGCTGTGCGAAGGTTCCGAGAATCCGGGGCTGGCACGATACTTGTGTCCCCCAGCGCAGGGACAGGATTCGACTTCCCCGGCGACGACTGCCGATACCAAATTATTGGAAAAGTTCCTTTCCCCGACAGCCGAAGTAAAGTGCTTCAGGCTCGACAGGAACGGGATAAGGACTTTTTCGCCTACGTCGCTGCGCAGTCCATCGTCCAAATGGCAGGACGTGGCGTGCGTAGCGCCGATGACTGGTGTGAAACTTTCATTATCGATGACAACTGGCAATGGTTCCTGAACAAGTACAAGAATTTCATGCCGCGCTGGTTCACGGCGGCGTGCAGGAAGTCAACAATGGTTCCGGAGCCTATCAAGATACCATTGACGGCTCGTCAATCTCTGTAGTAGTATAGTGTGGGCAGTGGACGCCACACAAATTCAAAACACGAAAGGTAGGGTAACACTATGGCAGTTACAAGAAGGCCAGCACCAGCGGCGGCACCGGCAAGACGTGCAGCCCCGGCGCAGGTAGCACAAGCGAGGGGCGGCAGGGCCAACGGCGCGGCGGTAGGCGGAGACCAGCAGTTTGCCAGTCTGAATCCTGAGGATTTCTCACAGGGCGGGCTGCTGGACGACATGGACGTGCTGTTCACCGAATGCCGGTTCGTTGAGTGGGATTACGACGGGGCGGCAGACAAGCCTGCGTTGTGCCTGCTCGTCACCATGCAATACGAGGACCAAGGCAAGCAGGAGACGTCGGCGCAGTACTACAGCGCAGGCGACCTGAGCCGCTTCATTCCGAGCGAGGATGGCACGCACGCAGTGTCGGTCGCCGGGGCGAAGGGACTCAACTCCAACACCAATTGCGCCATCCTGCTCAAGTCGGTTATCGAGCAGGGATTCCCGGCAGACAAATTCGGCGACGGCGATGTGTCGGCAATGGACGGCATGTCCTGCCACATCAACCGGATTCCGCAGCCGAAGCGCGGCGGCGCAATCCAGAACGTGAACTCTCAGGGGTACGAGAGGACCGTGGCGATTGTGACCAAGATCAACCATCTGCCATGGGAGACGAAGCCAGCGTCACCGGCCAAGACGGCGGCCAAACCGCCTGCCCGTGGTGGAGCCCCGACCCCGGCTGCCCGTCAGACTGCGGCAGCTGCTCAGCCCGCACCTGACGACCTCAGCGATGAGGCCGCCGGAATCCTGCTGCAAGTGCTCGAAGACAAGAACGGCTCCATCAAGAAGGCATCCATCGCTGGTGCAAGTTTCAAGCACCTTGCGGGGAACGCCAACCGGAGCGGCATCCTGCAGTTGCTCGCCGACCCCGACTTCTTGGGGCGCGACGACTACGGGTGGGCGTTTGACGGCACGACAGTCGAGTCCGCAGGCTGACAAGTTAGCCGCTTGCGAATTGTCGAACTAACCTCCGACGACGTGGAACAGCTGGTACTCAATCAGCTGCCAGCTGTTCCACGCACCGTCTCACCTGCTCACGTATCCAACATCATCCGGGACATTGAGAACGCAATACTTAAGCCGGGCCAGCGGAGGCCATACGATGAATTATCCAAGGAAGAGCGCAAGAGGCTTGGGACCTACGCAAGCGTCGGCTGGGCATGGGAGGATGCCATCCGAAACGCTCTGGTCACTTCTGGCTTTCATGCTCTGCCTGATGACCGGTACCAGCCTGTCGGCCAGCTTTGTCTTGATGGGATTTATGGCACTCCCGATGGCTTCGATACGGTTGATTGTTGCGTTGAGGAGTTCAAGGCCACATGGAGGAGCAGCAATAGGCCGCTTGACCCAGACTTCTGGCACTGGCTCGTCCAAATCAAAGCTTATTGTAAGATGTTGACGGTGACGTGGGCCAAGTTGAGAGTGTTCTACGTGAACGGGAACTACCGGGAGTCAGGGCCGCAGGTAAAGCAGTTCAGGTTGGAGTGGACGCAATTAGAGATAGACGACAACTGGAGGATGCTCAAGAATCATGCCAAATCTAAGGGGTGGATTAAATAGGACAGGTGCAGGTAACAAGTTCGAGCAGGCCGGATTCGTACGTGCCGCCGAAGACGTCAAGCGTCGCCTAATCATGGCAATCGACGCCCGCGAGAAGTCCGGCAAGAGTCACTTCGCGTTAAGCGGGCCAGAGCCAGTAGCCGTCATCAATCTGGACGTCGGCCTTGACGGCGTGGTCCAGAAGTTCCAGTCCGACAAAGAGATTTGGGTTCAGGACATCCCGGTCAACATTCAGGAGCTTAAGGAACTCACTCCGCAGATGGCAGCGAAAGA